CCAGTACTCGAGTACTACCTATAGGTTCCGTGATTCGCGATATTCTTGCGCTCTTTCTTCATGTGTGACTCGCGCCGCTGCACCCACTTGTCGGCGGCGCTGGGGAAGTCCCCGCTGATGCCTTCGAGTTGTGCGCGGGGCGCGGAGATCAAGCGTTGCGCCGGACAGCCGCAGGTCGGACAACTTACCGTGCGAACGCCCAGGCTGACCATCGCTTCGTGCCGGTGGCTGTGCGAACACTCGAAGTCGAACAGTCTACGCATCGGCTTCGTCCTCCAACAGCACCTGGTAGGCCGCTCTGATAACCGCGGACTGCGCGATCATCAGATTGAGGATGTCAACCTGGCCGCGGCGGAAGTGGAGGTTTTCCATCGTCTCGATACCGTTCAGCCTATCGGCCGCGTCCCGCAGTTTCACCAAATCTTCGAGCAGGTAGCTCCACCCCTTCGTCGCAAACATGTTCTGCAAGGACTCGTAGTAGTCCTGCAAGTTGCGGTCTTTCAAGCCGTCAGCCATCGTCGCCCCTCTCGCTCTCTGGAATTCGGTGGGGTGGGGTCGCCGAAGCGGCCCCTACGCACGGGAGCGAAGCGTGCGTTTTTCCCCGTAATCGTTAGCCCGCCAACACCTGCGCCGCGTTGTCGATGCCCGGGATTGGCGCGGGGCCGACCGGGACGATGACTGGCATTGGCTTCTCGACTTCCACAACTTCCGGCGCGGGGGTCGGCGGTGCGGGCGGGGGCTCGTTCGCCTGGGCGGCGACGATCTGCTTGTCGGCGATGCGCTCGCGGCTGTCGATGCCGTGCTTGGTAACAGCCAATTTAGCCATTTCCATGCGGCGGTCGAATTCCTCGTTTATCTGATCTTCGGGCGTCTTGTAGATTCCCTTCAACGCAATACTCCGCGCTTCGAGTTCTGGGGCGATGGTTTCGCTGCGGGTCTGCGCGTTGAGTAGCCGGGTCTGCGCCTGCGTCTTGGCAATCTCGGCTTGCTTCTTCGCCAACTCAAGCAACGCGTCCTGCCGTTGCAACTCGATGGCCACTGGGTCGGTGATCTGCGTCGGGTCGGTCGGCGGCGCGCTTTCGGTGCGCTGCACGATCGCCAGCTTCTGCTCCAAGGCGGCGATCAACTTGTCGCGGCTCTGCAACCCGCTGTTCTTGACGAGCCCGATCAGAATGAGCAAGTGCTCGGTCGAGTTGGGCTGCAACGCGCTCAGGAGTTGCGTGAGGTTGGCCGTCTCGTACTCACGCTGCATAATGCCCATCGTGGACGAGATATTGAACGTGAGGTTCGCGGGGGTGTAGCGCGGGGAGTCGTACTGCATGTAGCGCCACATGAGTTTCCGCAGCATCGGCCCCAAAAACTTGTCAAGGTAGCGCATAAGGGTGCGCTTGTTGCGCTTAACGATGCCGGACATAGCCATCGACACGGCACCGCTGCGGGCTTCGCCGCCGACGCCGCTCTTGGCCATCGACACGCCATCGACCGAGCCGGTCGCACGCTGCACCATCGCGTCCAGCATCTGCACCTGGGGCGCGGAGTTCTGATCCAGTTCCCCGAACTTAAAAGGCTTGAGAATGGTGGAAGGATCGCCGTTCAGCAGCAGGTTCTTACCGGGATACACGTCGAACTTGAAACCGCGCGGCAGCTTGGAAGCATCCATCGCCATCATCGGCGCGGCACAAAACGCGAGCGCGTCCATGCGGCTGCGAAGCTCGGCATCGAGCATCTTCGCGGAGGTCGCGCCCTTCTCGCAAATCCCGCGGCCCCAAAACCGGCCGGGCACGATGTCCCATTGCGCAGCAACGACCGGGCGGTCCTTCATCATGTCTGGTGTTTCGACCGCTTTCAGCAGCGTAGACTTGTTGGCGATTACAACCCACGCTTCGGTCATCTTGCCGGTCAGCGGGGCAACGTCTTCGTCCTTCGGCGGGAACAGATCGACCGTCTTCTCGGGCGGGAACAGCAGTTCGGTTGGAACCAGGCCGTAGTAGCGCAGGACCGTGACGGTATCCTCGGACCACGGAAGCTCGACTTGAGGATCGGCTTTGATGGCAGGGTCGCCCGGCGTTGATTCGACCGTGGGATCGGGCTTCTTGCGGTAGTCGCCGTTCGCAATGCCTTCTTGGATCAGGTGTGAGCCCACGTCTTCCTCGATTGCGACACCGAGGGCTGCCTCGATCGTGCGCGCGGCGGGGTCGATGATGAAGTTGCGCGGGCTAACGGCGCGCGGCTCGGGGCGTTCGATTTCTTTCTCGATAACGGTCGCACCGCTCGGCTGCCCGGTAGACGGGTCCAGCACAACCTGGATGTCGCGCTCGACACCCTTGACCATGACGATTTCCGCGATGCCTGTTCCGTAAACGCCCGAGAACATGATGACCTCGGAGCAGATGCTGGAAAACTCGGTGCGGTTCAGGTCTTCGCGGAAGGTTGCTTCGTTCTGTTCCAGCACCGCGGCTTCGGCTGGATTGTCGCGCGCTTCGGGCCAGAGGTCGAAGAAGTCACCGCGGCCGAATACTGCTTCCTCGATTTCAGCTACCCCGTTCTCGACCGCTTCCGACAGCGCGGGGGACATGATCTTGGAGCGTTCGGTCTTCCGGGTCTTTTCTTCCTCGGAATAGATCGCGCGCCACATGCGCTCGTAGGTATCCCACTGCTGCGAATAGTTGGCGTCGCGATGCGTCTTCCACTTCTCGGTGCGTTCGAGCACCCAGGCTACCAGCTTCTCGTCCGCGGACTTCTTGATGCCGGCCTCGGGGTCAGGCGGTTGAATCGAATCGCGCGGATCGTCGTTCATCACGGCGACGGTATCCGATGCGGTCAGCGGCAGTTGGGCTGTGGCCATAGAATCTCTCTGTTAGAATCCGATGCTGGCGTCTTGCGGCTTCCAGTACGGCTCGTCGTCCATGCCGCTGAAGTCCTGAAACGTGCGGCCCTGCGTCAACTGCGCGATGTAGCTCAACGCATCCGGTATGTCGTCGTGAACCATGCGGGACGGGAACTGTGCCAGTTGGTCTTCCACGTCCTTGTTCCACGGCGCGGGCTTGAATGTGATCTTGCCGTGTTCGAGCCGGCCTTGCAGCGCCCACACGATGCGCTGCTCTTTGATCCGGTTCTCGTGCGACAGTGGCGTGCAGGTTGGGAGCAGCACGCCGCGGCGCATTGCCTCGTCCTGAATATACGGCAGCACTGCGTTATACAGCGCGCCGCGCTCCATGCCCCATGCGAGCGGGTGAACCGAGACGAGCGTATCGACAACGCGCTTCGCGCATTCCTTGACGCCCCACCGGCCTTTCTGGACGTTGTGTATCCACCAATCGTCCGCCTCGTTCTTCACGCCCGGTATAACCTTGGCAGTGACAATAACGTGCTCGTCCAGCAATCGCTGCTTCGAGGTCTGCGCGCGTTCGATGCCCGCGAATCCTGCCAGGTCGAGTGTCATTACATACGCGCCGTCCTTCGGTTCGGTGGGCTGGTATTTCAACCACTCGGTCTTGAACAGCCCGCCGACCGGGGAGACGAACTTGCCGCGGAACTCCCGGTTGAATGCAACCGAGCCCATGCGTTTGCGCGCCGCCTCGATTTCCCCCGCGGGCAGGAACGGGTTGGAGATTGACTCGAAGGTGAACGACTTTATCTCCGGGTCGTCCCCGCTCTCGCCTTCCTGGTAGATGTCGTAGAACTGGTTCCGCTCGTAGGGCGGTGAGCCTACGAACAGTGCGCGCCCGCGACAGTCAACCAGCATCGGGCGAACAATGTCACTCCACACGTAGGACTTCATGCTGCCGTACTCGTCGAGCGCGGCGAAATACAAGCCTGGCCCGCGCAGGGCGTCGGGATTATCCGCGCCTTTCACGCCGACCAGCACGCCGTTATTCAGGTATATCAGTCCCTCATTTACGTTCGTGTTCGTAATTAGGGGGTGCAACTTGTCGATCAGCGGACGCCAGTAGAGCAGCTTCGCCTGCGGCTGTGTCGGAGCGATTATAAAAACCGGCTGACGTTTGGTGTTGGCCGGGTCCAGTGCCGCGCAAGTAGTTTCTGCGATGGCCAGAGTGGTTTTACCAAAGCGCCGACCAGCAGCCAAGACCCTAAAACGAGTCTTATCCTGGAAGACCTGCATCTGTGCGTCGTGCAGGTCGAACTTGATTTCGATTCCACTACTCAACCCCCCTCCTCAAAACAGTCCCGTCTATAATCAGCCCCTCGGCCGGGGCGGGCTGGGCCGCCGGCTGGACAATGATTGTGACCGACGGGCGATTGGCACCGCCCGCGCCCGCATCTATTCCCGCTTCCTGCGCGCCCAAGTCCTCGTACAGCTTCTTGGGAACAACGCGCTCTGCAATGAGCTTCAGAGCCCATTCGTGGTGCGGGCTTGTCTTGTCGGCTGCGTATTCAAGCACGGTGTCCAGGACAGTCCCGGCGTGTTTGTTGATACGCGCAGCACCTTCTCGCAGCGCCTTCGCAATCTCTAAGCGGCGGAGCGGACCCTCGATCTTCAGCACTTCCCTGGCTTGTGAGGCAACAATCTCGCTTGCCGGCGCGGTCATTACTCCGGCCAGGGTGGCCAAGGTTTGAGTGCGGGCGGCAACCCGCTTGGTCCGATAACCTCCGTCGAAATCACGCTTGCGTCCTCGCGAGCAGAGCCGACAGACATTGCCAGTGGCGTGACCGTGCGTGGCCGGCCAATTGGCGATCGTGTAGAGCAAGACCTCGCCGCACCTATTGCATTCCCGAGCAGTTTCGTCGGCGCCTGGTGCCGCGGCAGTTTCGCTCTCCATGAGGATAAGGTAGGTGGAAAGCCGCTTTTCTGCCCGCTCCGTTTTGTAATCCGCTATTTACATTGACCTTTTTGCCGACCGGTCCCGGCATCGGGATCATAGTAGCGCGGTCCCGATCCGCCGTAAGTCCTTTTTTCTAATCAGCTTTTTTGTTTTACGCGCCTGGCGTGGTACCAGCACCAAACACAAGGCCCCCGACCCCCCTCCCCCCGGTGTAAGCACTCACTACGGCACGCTCCGTGCCAGTGCTGCGGTGCACAATTGGCACGCTCTATGCCTTAGGCAAACTCCGTACCCGCTACCCGGTAGCGGTTTGCTGATCGCATTTTCCCGGTTCCCGGCGCGGTCCGTTTTCCTGGGGACCGCAGGGCCGCACAGCGGCGGCCCGGCGCGGTCCGTTTTCCTGGGGGCCGCAGGGCCGCACAGCGGCGGCCCGGCGCGGTCCAGGCCGCAACGGTCCAGATCGGGGCCAGCGTGCGCTGTGCGGCCCGCCTGGCGACAATGGAGGGGCGCCGCGCGTGTGGACCATACCGACCATTAATGAATTAATCAGGGACCAATGAACCATAGATTAGTCCGAACCGGTCGGGGTCGGTCGGGGTACTAGTGAACCCCGACCCGACCCGACCATACGGCGGAGTACAGACCGCAACCCGACCGACCCCGACCGCGCTGTATAATCAACGACTTACAACCCGACCGCAAACCCGACCCGACCCGACCGCATAATAAACCCCCTTCTCTGCGGTTTACCGACCCCCGACATGCGGGCGGAAATAGGGTTAAATACCTATATTATCCTTACCCTACCCTCGAAAAAGGAAACTCCAAATGAGTATCTATCCCTCCCAAAGCAAACGCCATAGGCGCGCTTGGCTTGCTGCTAACCCCGACAAGGCGGCGCGTTACAGGGCCGCCCGCGCGCTACGCAAACGGCAGGCCCATCTGATACCTGCCGGGGCCTGTTGCCAAGCGTGCGGGACTACGGCCGCCCTGGTCAATGATAGGCAGCGTAACGGCGTACTTTGTAAGCCTTGCCTACTAGGGGCTAATACTCTTCGCACGGCGGGCCGCGCAATGGCCATTGCCCAATACCTTGCACTGGCTTTCTCGCCAGCAGGGAACCATGCCCCTTGAAAATAAATACCCAAAAGGTATTGACAACGGCAAAAGGCACCTTTACGATAGCGTCTAGCACTAACAACCCACCAGGAGAATGAACCATGGAACATGACGCTAAGATTTACGCCGCCATAAACGACATGAAGATTAAGGAACTTGGCGCGGTTATCTTGGGCGCGGGTTACGAGTTGCCGAAGCCCACGCATTACGACACATTCCGCGATTTGGTGCGCTCCCTCTATCAAGACGGCACGGTTACGACCGCCGATATTCTTACTGAATACAGCGCCGCCTAACCCTAACCCCACCCATAGAGGAACTTGACCATGAAAATTACTCTAGCAATGCTACGGCAGCACAACGCATGTGCGGATCAAGTCGCGCTGTTTCAGCAACACTTCGGCACAGAGGTAGAGATAACGGAATCGGTTTGTGTGGCTGTGGCTCATGTGTTTAGCTGGGATTGGGCAGCGGAGCATTTCCTGCCGGCGGCAGCCTTGGCCGATTACAACAAGGCGACGGCGGCAG